GACGCCGAAATATGAACTGACTTCAGACGGAAAAATCATCATTGAGAGCAAGAAAAAGCTGCGAGGCCGTGGGGTGCAGTCCCCGGACATCGCTGACGCCATGAATTTGACCTTTGCGCAGCCAATGGCAGCCTACAAAGACGAGGCTCTGGATGAATTTTATGATCATCTTTACGCTCATCAGGGCGGCTGGCGGCCTTTGGACAGGGAGGCGGGCTATTGATTGAGCAAAACACAGGGCTTTACGGCGCGGCGGCGGCAATAGCGCCGGGATCGGGGCTGGAGGGCCAGAGAGGGGCGGATTTTGGCCAGGGATCGAGCCTGTCCAAATATATTTTGGATCATTTCAAGTCGTTTTACACGGCCCGGTTGCCCTTTGAAGAGCGCTGGCGGGAGTGTCTGGACAATTATTTAGGGCAATATCGCCAAGAGAGGGCCTGGAAGCCTGAAACCGAGGGCCAGGGCGGGCGCAGCCGGGTCTTTGTGAAGCTGACGACGTTGAAGTGCAACACGGCCCACGCCAAATTGTTGGACGCCATGTTCACCGGGAGGCCGGATGTGCCGTTTGAGTTGCTGCCGGAAGGCATCGATGGCCTGAATCTGGATCAAGAGATGGTGGCGATGGTCATCAGCCAGGCCCGGGAGCGTCTGAAGCGGCATTTTCGGTCAATTCGCCTGGAGGAAGTGCTGGATGAAAGCATTTTGGAGGGATGCATCTTTGGGACGATCATCCTGAAGGGGCCGGTGGTGGAGATGCGGCGGCGTCCGGTAGTGACGCAACCCCAGATCGCCGGGTTGCCCGCGGAGATGATTGACGCCGATTTTCCAGCCTTCCAGGTGCAATATGTCGATGAGCCGGTGCCGGTGATTGATCCGGTGTCGATCTGGGAGTATTACACCGACCCCAACGCCAAATCAAACCTGGAGGCTATTGGCGAAATTCAATTCAAGCGGATGCTGCCGGATCAATTTCGCCAACTGGCCCGGATTCCCGGTTATGACGCGGCGGCGGTCTATGAGGCGGCCCGGCGCGCCGTGCAACAGGACGCCTACGACACCCGTTGGATTCAACTTGGCGATGATTTTATGGGCTGGCAGGGCGACAAGGACAAGCGGGTAAGCGTCCTGGAATGGTGGGGCCTGGTTCCCGCGGGTCTTCTGCGGGATGAAAAGATTGACGTGCCCCAGGACATCCCGGATGAGGAGGGGCTAGAGTGCCTGGTAGTGCTGGCGGGCAACGGCCTGGTAATCAAGGCTTGTCTGAACCCCCTGCCGCGCCGGCCGTTTTATGTGTGTCCAGTCAAAAAGCGCCCCCGGACGATTTACGGCATGGGTTTTGCTGAACTGATGCGGGACGCCCAGAAGATGATCAACTCGGCGGCCCGGCTCTATGTGGACAACAAGGCCCTGTCCGGTCTGGGGATGCCAGCGATCAATCTGGACCGGATTGATTTGAAAAGAACCAGGAATCTGGATTTATACGCCGGGAAAGCCTGGTTCGTGAAGGGAAATTTCGCCCCCAGGGATGCTATTGATTTGATCACCTTCCCTGACGTAACCCTGGGGTTGCGTGACATGATTGAGTTGTGGGAGCGGTGGTCTGATGAGGAGACCGGGCTGCCCAAATATACGTCGGGCGAACAGGGAAGTTTTTTGAACAAAACAGCCACAGGCATGTCGATGCTTATGACCGCGGCCAATATCAACCTCAAGCCGGCGATGCGGAACATCGACAATTATCTGATCGAGCCGATAGTTGAGACTTATCACACCTGGTTCAGCGAGATCGACCCCACCTATTCGATGGGGCTGCCCATGAAAGCCAAGGCCACCGGCACTGATAGCCTGGTGGCTAAGGAAATCCGCATGGAACAGATCATGAAGTTCATGCAGATCACTTCCGCTCCCCAGGATGCCATGTTCATCGACCGGATCAAGCTGATGAAACGGATTGCGGGCATCCTGGAGGCCGGGGACTTGATGCGCACAGACGAAGAAATCAAGGGCATCATGGCGCAGTTGACACAGCAGGCCACCACTCCCAAAGACATGAAAGAGTATGTCGCTCTAGACAAACTCTATCCCTATTTGACTCGCAATGAACAGGCCCAGGTGCTCATGTCCCTGGGGATTCAACCAGATCAAAATCCCTCCTCTCCTCCTGAAGCACTTCCGGGGGCCGGGATCGGCAATCCCCCGCCGCCCCCGGCTTCCCCCCCCGGAAGTCAACCGGGTGGAGAGATGGCCTTAGCCGCGGGAGGTTAAAAAACTTATGGCCCTGGGAGAAATTTTATATCATCCCGGCTTTCTGGCCTTTCTTGAAATGGTGCGGGAATTGCGGGAACAGAGAATAAAAGCTGTTTTGCACCTGACCGAACTCCACCGGATTTACCGGGAGCAAGGGGCGGTAGAGGCGTTTGACCAGGTGCTGGAGTTGGCTTGGCAGGAAACCAGGCTGATGGAAATGGCCAAAGAAAGCGCCCATCATCACGAGTAAAGCGGCTCACTACCAGGGGAAAACCTGGCGGGCCTGGCAAATAAATACTCCGGGACTACCTCATGACGAGGCCCCGGCCAAGGAGAGCGCATGACGGACGAATCCAAACCGCAAGAGCAGCAGACAGACCCGGACGCGGCTTACGCTTCGGCCTGGGAAGAGTTTGGCCAGGAAGAGCAGAGCGCAGAGCAACGGGACGCAACACCTGGAGACGGCGCCGGCCAGGAGGCCGACGAAACGCCGCCCAGCGATGAGCAAAAGCAGACCAAAGGGGAAGAACCCCCGCTGGTCTCCGAACATCATGGCTCCATGCAGTCCATGGAAAAGGCCCTGACTGACACCAAGGCCCACGCCACCAAGCTGAGTCAAGAACTGGCGGACGTGAAAAAGCAGCTTGAAGCTGCCAGGCAACAGGGCCAGAACCAGGGAGACACCCCGGCGCAACTGCAAGAGAGATTCCAGAAAATCCGGGAGAAAGCCCCTCTGGACGATTATCCCGAACTGGAGCCGTTCGTTGACCTGCTCATTAAAGAGAGCCAAAGCATCGCCCAGGAAGTCGAGCAACTGCGGTCTGAAAAGGCGATACAGAGCGCCCAGAGCGAGGCTCTGCAAAACTTCGAGGCCAACATCAAGCCGCACATCGTCAAAGTTCACCCGGATTTTGATCAGGTGGTGCGGGACAACGGCTATTTCGAGTGGGCCGAGAAACAGCGCCCGGCCCTGCGGTTCGCCGCCATGCAGTCGGACGACCCCAATGACATTAATTGGGCCTTGACTGAGTTCAAAAAACACCGGGGGGCGGATGAGATTACCGCCCGGAAAGAAAAAACCGCCCAAGACCGACAAACCAAAGTGGATATGGCCCGGTCTTTGCGCGGCGGGGCCAACCCCGATTTGGCCAAAACCAGCGGCGACCGAGAAGTCTATGATTGGGATTGGGCCGGGCGAGAGTTGGCCAAAGAACAACTCTAACCGTGGCTGACTAAAAAAGAATGACCGAAAGGCATCATTGTCTTTAGCGCTATTTTTTGAAAGTATAGCCACAAAAACAAGGAGCTAAAACAATGATTTACAATGATATTTCTCCACGGACGCAAGCCTACGCCGACCGGCGCTTGCTGACCCGTATTGAACGCAACAACATCCTGGGGCAGTTCGGAGAAGTGCGCCCGATTCCCCAGGGGGCGACGAAAAGCATCAGCTTCCGGCGCTATAACAAGTTGGCGAACGCCACTACGCCCCTGGCGGAAGGCGTGACCCCTACCGGTAAGACCTTAACCAAAACCGATATTCTTGTCACCCTACAGCAATTCGGAGATTTTACCTGGATCAGCGATGTAATCCAGGATACCCATGAAGACCCGGTGTTGCGGGAATCTATCGATGTCCTGGGGTTGCAGGCGGACGAGACTTATGACGTGTTGCGGGCGGGGATTTTGAGCGCCGGGTCTAACGTCCTTTACGGCAACGGCACTTCCCGGAGCGCGGTGAACAACTCCATCCAACGGGGCAACGTCAGGACGGCGATCCGCATTTTGAAGCGCCAAGAGTCCCGGGCCATCACCAGCATCATCAAGGCCGGGCCGAATATTAACACCTTTCCGATTCCTCCGGCCTATGTCTGTGTCTGTCATGCCGACATACAGCCTGACCTGGAACAGCTAACCGATTGGGTTCCCGTCGCCAGATATTCAAGCACGATGGGTTTGATTAAAGGCGAAATCGGCTCCTGCGGGGAAACCCGGTGGGTGATTGATAACAACGTCACCCCCTGGGCGGATGCGGGAGGCCTGGCGGCCACCAACGGCACCTTGTCAACCTCCGGCACAAGTTCGGACGTTTACCCGGTGTTGATCTTCGGCGAGAAGGCTTATGGCCTGGTGCAACTGGCAGGCAAGGGCGCGGTGCAGACCTACGTCAACAATCCCAAGCCGGTTGATTCCGATCCCCTGGCCCAACGGGGCACGGTGGGCTGGAAGGGCTACCATGCCGCGGTGATCCTGCAAGATTTATGGATGCTGCGGCTGGAAGTGGCGGCGAAAGGCTAACCTCTGACCGGGGGCGGGATGCCCTGCCCCCGCTATCATAAGGAGACCTGGAAATGTTCGGACAGCAGACGCACGCACTCGGCACTTTCACCGGGACAGGCCAAATTATCAACGTAGAAGTGGGGTTTATCCCCCGGTTCTTGGCCGCCTTCAACTATAATGACGCCGGCGCGGTTTATCCCCTTAACCTCTGGTTTCAAGGGATGCCCGCGGCCAGCGCCTGCAAGATCACCACGGCCACGGCCAGGATTACTACTCTGGGATTCTCCGAGTTTGCGGGGGAGGCTCCCAACAAAACCCTGTCCCAGACGGCCACCATGAGCGCCGCGGCCACCACCTTTACGGCTTCCGCCGCGACCATCATCACGGAACTGAAGGCCGGGGATGTAATTCGCGTCGGCGCCGGAACCGCGATGGAGGAGTTCACCGTGGTGTCAGTTTCCGGCGCTACCGTAACCGTCAACGTGGCCGCAACCGTAGCCAAATCCGCGGGTTCGCCTATCGTCCGGGGCACCGGTCGGCAGCCCGGCTTTGTCATCGGGGCTGACACCGACATGAATGTTTCTGGCGAAGTCGGCTATTACCTGGCCCTGCGCTAACCAAACAATGCCAGGGGGAAGAGATAATTATCTTCCCTCTGGCCATATTTAGGAGAAATTGTAATGGACGAAGCAAATATGTCTGAGACAAAACAGGAACAAGCGCCTCAGCCGGTTCCGGTGCGCCGCAAGCCCATCAACTGGAATCGCATCAGCCCGGAGCAGGTGCTGTCGGCCACGGCCCAGGAAATGCGGGATCAGGAACGTGTCAAGATCTTAATCCCGTCCACCGAGACCCAACGGGACGACGTGACCGTGCAGATCAACGGCTATTGTTTCCAGATCAAGCGAGATCAATGGGTGGAGGTGCCCAAGGCGGTTATTGAGGTGCTGAACAACTGCATCGTCAAGCTCTACAGCCAGCGCAGGCGGCCAGACGGCGAGGGCAACGAGCTGGTGGAGCACAAAGCCCTGAGATTTCCCTATCAGAGGGTAGCGGGGGAATAAGTGTCGTACTCTCTGAAATATTGCGGCCTGGAGGGGCAGAGCGGCCTTTATGCCAGGGTGCAGCGGCTGCTCGACGGCAAATGGTGGGATCAGATAGCTTCTGCCTGGATAAGCTCGCCCACGTCCCAATGCAATATTGCCCTGACCGAGGGCAGCGCCAGCCTCTACACCGCCACCGCGAGCCTCACCTCGGCCCCTGGGGGTATCTATGGGATCAATATTTATGATTCCGGCGACAACCTGATTGTTTTGGGGAACGACCAAGTTCCCAAGAACGATACGGTGTTGCAGCTTATCAACACCGTCCAGCGCCGGATGCGTTTGCCGCAAAGTCCCTCCCTGGCCGCGTCTCATGCCGCCCTGCTCCTGGAGTTTTTGATCCAGGTGCAGAACGACATGGTTTCAGAAAATATCCTCTGGCCGGAACTGCTTGTGACCGGCAGCCTCATGGCAGAGACCGGCTCGCTCTGGTGTCTGCTCTCCCCCCCCAACGTCTCAGAGATTGACCAAATTGAAAACTTGCAGATCGGCACGTCTGCGCCGCTGATCAGATTGACTGATGACGTATTTTTAACGACACAGCGCCAATATAGCGGCTCAACCGGACAACCCCTTTATTATCGCCTGGCCGGGGAAGTCATGGGATACCCCTTGCTGTCGCTTCTGCCTGTGCCGGATGACGATTACCAGATAGATTTTGAGCTTTATCGCCGCCCCGAACCTCTGGCCAGCGCTACAGATAAACCCCATCTGGATAAAGACACCCTCCTGGCCGGGTCGCTCTTCCTGGCTCGGAAAGACCAGGGGGAGGACTACACCGCTGACCTGGCGGCGTTCCAGGCTAAAATGTCGTTGGGTAGCGCCAGGGCCTTGCCTAACCTGGCCGTGAGGGTGATTTAATGGCGCGTCGGGCCTCAATGCCATCCGTCTCTATCCGCCTGGGAGATTTCACCGGCGGGGAGGCCCATGTTTTCCCGGTGGCCGCCATGCCGTCTAAATATTCGGCCCGGCTCCAGAACGCCTATATCTCAGAACGTGGCGGCATCGCCAAGCTCCCAGGATATGTAAAGTGCAACACAACCGCGGTGGGGCATGTCTTGACTTCCGGGTTTGAATATCGCCAACGCGATGGTTCAGTTGAAATTCTGGTGGCCGGGGCCGGGAATATCTACAAATTGGCCAGCGGTAGCCTGTCAGCCATCAAAACCGGCCTGGACGCCGGGGCCAAGGTGTTTTTTGCTACCATCAATGACCTGTGCATCATGGGCAATGGGGTTGATGCGCCACTCAAATATGACGGCAGCACTGTCAGCAATCTGGGCGGCTCTCCTCCCAATCACGGTTTCAAACCCCATGTCCATAAAAACCGGGTCTGGTTCATCGACCGGCAAGACAAGCTGAAAGCATTTTATTGCGGCCTCAATGCCCCGGAGGACTGGACAACGCCGAATGACGCCGGTTATCTGGATTTTGCGTTTTTGCTCAGAAAGGGCGATGAACTGCTGGACATTTTTACTTATGTGGACCTGCTGGTATTTTTTTTCCGGAGCCATATTGCAATTTATAAAGGGAACAACCCCAACAGTGGGGGAGATTTTGCCCTGGTGCAACTGATTGAAGGTTGCGGGGTGGTGCAGAGCGATACCGTGCAAGGGATCGGGACAGACTGCGGCTTCCTGTATGATTCCGGGGTGAAGAATTTGCAGCAGGTGGTCACGACCGGCAATCTGAATCTGGGGGGGCTATCAAGAAATATTGACCCGGCCCTGATCCCGGAAATCGCCGCGGGCTTATCGGGCAACTTCGCCTCCGGCCATTATCCGGGCCTGGGAATTTATCTGGTGTTGATCGGCTCTAATATCTGGGTTTACTCCTATGTCTGGAAAGCTTGGTCTCGGATGGTGGGGGCTGATATAAGCGGCATCTTCGGCACATCTGACAACAAACTCTATCTGTGCGGCAACACCGGGTTTCTCTATCAGTTCGGTTCTGGGTGGGATTATGCCGGAGTATCGCCTTATTGGGCCTGGCAGACGGCATGGGTGACATTGGGCAAAGGAGCCAACAAATACTTCCCCAAATTGGCGGAGATCATCACCTATCCAGGCGGTGAAGTGACGGTTAACGTTGATGCCCGCTACGACATGAATCTATCCCAAGCGGAATGTTTTGCCACCTTTACAACGGTTCCGGCCCCGGCCCTGATGGACGAGCCGGTTCCCGATATTTGGGAGAATTGTTTTTACATGGACGGCGGCAACTTCGAGGCCAACCGCATTCCTATGTTCGGGGGCGGCAGGTCTTTGCGCCTGGAGTTTAGCAATACCTCCGGCGATGGCCCCATTGAAATCAACGACATTGTTTTGCAAGCTGTGATAGGAGGCCCATAAATGCCTTATGCCCGGCCTTATGGCGACACCTACTTCCAGGGGCGGTCAACCGCAAAAGCGCCGCTGGAGTCGGCCAAGCTGGACGGCGAATTCAATGCCCTGGAAGATTTTATCAACAATAACATTACGATGACCCAGAGCACGTCAGAATGGTTTCTGGAGAATTCTCCTGTCACCTATCTGAACTCTACGCAATTCCGGGTATCCGGCGATCTGACTGGCTATTATGTGCCGTATCGCAAAATCGTGGCGAACCTGTCCGGCTCCTATGTTTTCAGCCAGGTGGATTCGTCGGCGTATAGCGTCCCCAACACCACCGTCACCCTCAAGGATGCGGTGCTGACGGCTTCGCTGACCCAGATTTTTTATAGTTTGGTTCACGCCACAGCCGCCGTCACCTCTCTCCCGCGCAATTTTCTGTTTCCGCAATATGTGGCCAAGACCGCGGACTATACCGCGACAAAATATGACGAAATTATCTCGGTGGCGGCCAGCACGGTAAACATCACCATATCATTGCCTTCCTGCGCCAACTTGCAGGTGGGTAAACAATATTTTGTCAAGAAAACCGACGCGACGGCCTACACTGTGATTATCGACCCTTCCGGGTCCGAGACCGTTGACGGCCAGGCCACCTGTGTTTTGAGTTATCAAAACGAGGCTGTTCACCTGGTGAACAACGGGACAAATTGGGAACTTATCAAAGATATCGCCTACCGGGTTCCTACAGCCTTTCTAAAAGGAGCTTTTTCTAAATTAAAACTCAAGAACAATACTGGCACTCCGGCCAGCAAGATCGACATTTCCTGTGATTCCATAGCTATCCCGGACACTTCTAACGTAATTTATAACGCCGCCGATGTCAGCGTTACCGTGGATTGCGGGACAACCGGGGCGAACGGCCTGGATACTGGCTCCCTGACCAATGACACCTGGTATTTCTTTTATCTTATCGCCAACCGCACCACGAGCACGACAGCGGGGTTGGCTTCCACCAGCGCCACATCTCCCACCATGCCGTCAGGGTACACTCACAAGAAATTAGTGGGGGCAGTTTATTACACCAGCAGCGCTTTCCGCACCGTGGCGCAATATGACCGCTGGTGTTATTTGGGAAATGCCTTGAATATGTTCACCTGCAACTCGGCCAGTTGGACATCAAAAAGTTGCAGCGCCTTTATCCCGTCCATTGCCGTCGCCGCCAATATCGAAGCCAAAAGCGCCGGCGCATATGCCATGATGATGGGGATTGCCTGGGATGGCACGCCGACTTGCGCCGTTTATTTCTATGGGGTTAACGTTGGCGCACTTGATAGTTATTATGCCTCGGCATGTTGCACCTATGGCCTTAAACCTGGTTCGCCCCAGACGATATACTGCAAAGGTGCGGATGCCAACGACCGCGGCCAGGTTTTTTTACATGGCTACGAACTGGATATCTGATGAAACTGATGCCCTTGGAGCGAAAACATTATCGGCGCCTCTGGGAAATAGCCCGGAAAACGGAGCCGTTTGCGGATCGCCTGATTTATGACCAATACGCCGACATTCTTGCTAAAAGAGAAGGTTTTGTGGTGTGCAATGCAGAAGGGTCGGTGGTCGGCAGCATCCTGTTAAGCGACTATGTTCCGGGCCTGAATGTTATTTCTCATGTGGTGATTGCGCCGGAATATCGGGGCCGGTGGCTCAACAAGACGATGTTGCGGATTTTTTTCGAGATGATTTTCGTGAGATTGGGATTGCCCAAAATATCCAGTTATGCCATAGCGGGCCTGGGCGAGACAAGTTTAGCCATAGCCCGGTTTCTGAAGGGTTTAGGGTTTGAACAGGAGGGCTTTGCACGCCAGGCGGCAAGGGCGCCAGGCAGCGGAAAATGCTATGACGTGGCCCTATTCGGCATGTTGCGAGAGGAATGCCCGTGGATATAGTGTTCGCCTTTTATCCTTTGTTCGTGACCTATAATCACGGCATCGCCTTGTTGTCGGCCTTGTGCAAGCAGGCGGGGATTATCCCAGGATTATATGTCTTAGATAACCTGAAGGCTTGGCGAGCCTTTCTGGAACAAAACCCTGCCCCCACGGTGGGTTTTTCCTGTGTGGTGGAGGATGATTATATCTTGTCCCTGCCCTTTATGCAGGCGGCGGCAGAGGCTGGGCGGGAAGTTTTGTTGGGTGGGGTATATCCACGGCGCAAGCATCTTGATCCACCGGTGGGGGTGGATTGGCTTTGCCGCGGCGAGGGAGAACTTCTGCCCCAATACTTACAAGTTGACAATCTACATATCTTCATTAGAACGCATTACGAGAAGGACTTAAACAAATTGCCTTTGCCTGATTACGAGCTTTTCAGGAACATTCCCTTTGACCGGGATTTCCCGGTAGCCAGGGGGCGGCAAGTTTTGCCCTATTCCAGCAGCCGGGGCTGTCCTTATGGCTGTGTCTTTTGCGAAATCCGACACCAGCCCCAAGGGGTGCGAATCCGCACCAAGGTAAAAGAGGATTTGGAAGAAATAGTCGGGCGCTATCAACCTGAGATTATCTATTTTATGGATGAAACCTTGCCCTATTACGACGCCGCTTGGCGGGAATCCTGGGGGAATTTCCAGTATCCGTTCATTGCCTACATCCGGGCGGATATCCCTAAGAACCTGCTTTATTGGCTGCATAGTCGGGGGATGATCGGGGCCATGTTTGGGGTGGAGTCGGGTAATGAACAATACAGAAACGAGGTTTTGCAGAAAGGCTTGAAAGATGATGATCTTTGGCGCACCGTGAAATTATGCCAGGAGCTTGACATCGAGTATGCGGCTTTTTTCATGCATGGCTGCCCAGGGGAAACCTGGGAGATGCAGGGCGAGACGGCGCGGATGATGGGGCGAATCGGCGGTTTTCCGTTGCTCTATCAATACCGGCCTTTGTGAGATAGGGTGAGGTAGGGTTATGAGCGCGACAACCATCTTTGCGGGCATGGCGGCGGCGGGGGCGGTGACCTCGACGGGAATGGGGATTTATGGGATGGTGAAAGGGAGTAGCGCTCCCAAGATGGGCGCCCCCCCGATGCCAGCCAGCATGTATATCTACGACGAGGACGGCAACCTGTCCGGGTCTCAGACGTGGAATTCTCGTACCAACGCCTACGAATACCGGCCCCACCTGTCAGAGACGCAGAAGGCGGAGAAAGCCAAACGGGACGCCCTGCGCGCCCAGATGTTGACGAACCTGGGGGCGACGCCGGCGGATCGATTGGAAGCTTACCGGAGTTATGCCGACGTGATTTCCAAGTCCATGCATGAGGACGTGGATTATCAGTATGGCAAGACCAAGCAGGCCCGGGAGGAGGAGATGGCCAGCCGGGGGATGTTCGGCAGCCGAGCATACGTGGATACTCTGGCGGAGTTGGAGCGGCAGAAGTCCAAGGCGGACGTGGAGATCGCGCAGCAGGCGGAGTTAGGCAAGGAGCGCCTGGCGGCCAGCGACAAGGCCAGTTGGCTGCAGACTTTGCAGGCCCTGGACGCGGAAAAGACGGCATCCTCTGGACTGGCCTTGCAGCAGATGCAAGGGGCGGCGCAGGGGGCGGAGAGGGCCACGGCGGGCTTGATGGCGGGCTACTCAGCCCGGAACCTTCCGGCCATGCAGGAGTGGCAGACTGACATTGCCTTGAACCAGATGCGTAGCCAGAACTTGATGAATACCGCGACAGGATTGGCGTTTCTGTATGGATTCATGGGGCCGAAGAACACAGGGGAAACCGCCTCACTTACTACTAAAGGGCAGGGCAAATCGGCATTCGGCACGTGGACCAGGTAAGCAAAAAGGAGAAAATCATGGCTATTGCTCCCCATGTTAAAAATTACAGAGTGTCAAATTACGGCCTGGGTTATCTGTATCGTACAAATCCGCACGCGTCCAAGGCTACCGGGGCCATGACAATGGCTCAGCAATCGGGGTATGCTTCGCCGATCATGGGGTTAATTGCGGGCCAGGCCATGCGGCAAAGCGAGGATTGGGAGAATAAGCAGAACGCCTTGATTCAGCACAAAATGGAAATTGAGAGCGCCAAGGAAGAGCGGGCGGCTAAGGCACAGGAAGCGAAAGATAGAGTTGCGGCTCTGACCATGATTTTCAAGGCGGCGAAAGAAGGCCAAAATGGGCTGGCCGTGGAGTTGGCAAACCAGTTCCGGGACATCCTGGGAGTGGACAGCGATAAAATTTTCAACGCGATTCAGATGGACGCCAAGAGCGGCCATATCCAATGGCAACTATATAACAAGAAAGACGGCACCACTTTCATGGGCGGCATCAATCCGGCAGATGGCCGGCCCTATAAATTTAATCCCACAACCGGGCAACCTGAACCCTGGAGCCAGGCGGATTTTGACAGTCTGGGGAAACCTGAACCGGACAGTCGCACCGCGGAGCAAAAAACTTGGGACGCATTAAATACTGACCGGCAGAACAGAGGGCAAACCAAAATTCCATATGAGGAATTTCTTCAGTCCACAGGGAAAATGCTGGCGCCAGGCGGGGAGCAAAAGCCCGCTGAGGCATATTTTCACTTATACAACCCGGACACCGGCAAGGCACATATATTAACTGACGCCGAAGGGAAACCTATCACAACAGGAACAGGAAAACCGCAGGTAGTTTTTCCGAAAGTGGAAGGAGTGAAGCCAGCAAAACCAAACCAGGCGGAACAGGTTAACAATGCTCTCTCTAACTATTTGGGCAACAAGGGTAAGCCTACCCCCACCCCCAGGCCGGGGGCAGCACCGGCCCAGGCTGGACAATTAACTCCACAGCAGGCAGATGAAAAACTAAGACAAATGGGGTTTGAACGACGAACTAAATCCGATGGCACGGTTGAATATGTGAAGATAAATCCTGCGCCCGCACCACCCGAAGAAGAGGAATAACCACCATGCCCTCTGATTTGGAACTTTATAAAATTGCCGCTGAAAATGATCCTGATAAGGCTATTAGCCTAGCCTCTCGCTATTTTGATGTGCCGGAGGAATGGGTGCGGGCACTGGAAGGTCGGGAATCGGGCGGCGATCAGGCGGCAATCTCCCCCAAGGGGGCCAGGGGCCGGATGCAGTTGATGCCCGGCACTGCTCGCCTGATGGGGGTCAACCCAGACGACGAAATTGAGAATATCTGGGGGGGAGTGAAATATCTTCAGGAAAATTTACATAAATATAACGACAACTTGCCGTTAGCTCTGGCCGCGTATAATGCCGGGCCTGGGGTGGTGGAACGATTCGGCGGGGTGCCGCCCTATCGGGAGACTGTCAATCATGTCCGCCGGGTGATGAAAGACCTGTTTGGCGGGCCAGGAGAGGCAGAAGCGGCTACCATGACGGTAGTAAAGAAAAAAAAGACGCCCCCTGTCCAAGATATGTCGCCCGAAGAACTTGTCAGAATTGCCACCCAGGGTAAAGGACGGCTGGCAACTCCCAAACAGGAGTTTTCTCCTGATGAACTGGCGAAATTTGCGGGTGGGACGATACGACAAGCACCAGGAGAAACATTTGAAGTTCCGGCCACGATAAGCACCCCTCCTGAAATTTATCAGGAAGTTCAATATCCGGCCCCTACAGACAATCTGGCTCTGATCCCCACAGAGGCGCAGACCCAGGAGTTAATGAGACAGCGGGGCTTGCCAACTCCAGGAGAGCCGCCTAAATCTCCGCCGTCACCAGTCTTTGCCGAAGAGCAAATCAGCGAGCGCCCCAGAGAGAGGATAAGTGTTCAACGTCCTGTGACTGGCACTCCGGGGGAGATACTTCTAAAAAATCTACCACCCCTGAGCAAACCTTTCTGGGAGGCTATGGCAGGAGGAACGAAACTGGCAGAGGATATTTTAGCCCTCCCTTATCAGGCCATTACTGGCGATAAACGACAAATCAGCCGCCCGCTGTCTTATCTGCCAAGAACGATGAAGGAATGGGCCTCCCCGAAATGGGCTGAACCTGAAACCAAGGCAGAATATTATGCAACCTTGCCTGGTCGGGTGATAGGGGAAGTTCTGGCATATGTGCTTCCTGGGAAGGCTTTCGGTTTGGGGGGGGGGACAGCCTCTTTTCTGAACAGATTTTTCTCTAATCTGGGGACGTTTCTAAGCACTGATGCTGCCCGCGGCTATGAACAGAAAGGGCCGGAGGGTTTAGTTGAAGCCCTGAAACATTCTCCGATTACCGCCGCCCTGTTTGCGGCGAATGGTTGGTTGCCAGGCAAACCTCTGCAAACCGTAGGTGCAGGGGGAGCATTTGTTACCAGTGCCGCCATTGGGGGCGAGAGAGACCCTGAAAAGCTGACTGAATCCTTCCTGACTGGCGCCCTGCTCCATTTTTTGATGGCCCCATCCGACAAACCCAACTACATGACCGGAGTGGTTAAGGATTGGATTGAACGAAACAAAATCTCTGCTCAGGAATGGCTGGAGATGCAACGCACGATGAGGGGGAGAGGGGAAGAGGGAGAGGGCGGAGTTGTGGGAGAGACAGGGACACCGCCCGGACCTACTCCTCCGATCCCCGGTGCGGGCAGAG